CTCTAATTAAATGAAGAACCTGTTACAAAGAAAGGTTCTCCTCGACGGCAGCTTGCCAGCTGACGCCGAATCCATCAACACGATGGAGGTCGCCCAAGCCATACTCCCAATGCGGAGTCAGCCTGGACTTTAAACGGTAGTCACACACATCAACTCTAGGTGTGATCCTACCGAGCCTAAGGGTACCTGCCAATGCGGCCATTAGCAAACCTTCTGGGTTGTTAAACCAGTGAGGCAGGCGAGGCGGCCGTAACTCAACGTCTCGAACAGAGAAGCTCCGCGTACGAACGGTTAGGCAGCGGTAACAAGCCGCTCCTGTAAACCTATCGATGCGAGACTTCGCAAAGCTACGAGGCACTTTTATACCCGCGTCGTCAGACTCGTGATAGGGGATGCGCAAAAACCGCAAGTTCCTCATCAAAAACCCGACGGTAAGCGGAAGTGCTACGTGATGCTCTGCACTCCAGGCGTTTAACCGATTGATAGCAGAATACCTGTCGCTTGGCGTCTTGAGGGATTGCAAATACACCCCTCTAACGTTGTGGCCGTTGAAATAATCTTTGCCACACGACTCGCGGAACAAGCCGTCGTTAAACGACTTATCTACGTTAACCTTGAAGCCACAAGACACCAACAGTTTGCACACGTGGTCATAAGCCTCGCGTACAACTATTATGTCATCGCCAAAAACAGCGAAGTTGCCCAAGGAATGCCTGCCGGGACGCTCGACCTTTATCGATCGGGCACGGTAGACACCGTAGACTAAGCTAGTGAAAAAGAGCGTCTGCAATGGGAACGTAAAAGCATTTCCCATGCTAGACACCATATGTAATTCAACTTCACGTCCGTCTGGCAAGACGGTGAAAGGAGTGCGAGCCCTCTCCAGCCATTTTACAACGGTGGCTGGGAAGAACTCACGTACCAACGTGAGCGACATCGAGTCAGAAGCGCTGGATAGGTCGATTGTACCAAACCTACCAGTTGATGACCCGAGCCGAGCAAGGGTACGGTTCTTGTCAGGTTGAAACGAGAGGTCTATACCACTAACCTCGCGTAACCGCCCTTCAATAGCCATCCCTATCCCCTTTTGGAAAAACATATTACAAAGGGGCTCGGTACATATGGTTCTGCTTATTTTCCGCGTCTTAGGCACAAAACTGAGGCGACTAGCCTTGACCACATCGTATCCACGATTCTGTGCTCTCATAGACTCAACGTGAGACCACATTGTTTCAGACGATGTGAGGTGCTTAAATATATCAAGCAGCTCTTGACTTGACGCAGTCAAAACACTAGTCCCGATCTTAGAATAAAAATCGTTTGATCGGGTTCCAATATTACTGCCCGGGCCCACGCCGAAACCATCAAAAATCTTCCCTTGCGACAGCAAAGGGCCTTGAAAGGCGCCCTTACTGTAATCAGGAAAGAAGAAGTCGTGAATAAATCCACGCGCTTCTCCGATGGCGATAGCATCTAGCTCGGTCTGTTGGCTGGTATCCCAGCTGAATAGCCTACACGACTCGTTGACCTGAAGAAAAAGGTCCAGAGCTCTTTGATTAGCGTCCGGTTCTAGCTTATCCTGAAATTTCTTAAGGAGGCTGTTCCATAGACACGTCATTGAGAAGTCATGAAGGGTTTGACCAGGGAACGGGGTTGAACTCCCGCTCCAGCCTTCAGATGTCAAATCAAAACAAAGCTTAACGGGTAGGTCCACAGCGTAATCACGCATGTTAATCTCCGTCAGGAAAACAGGTTACGGGCTAGCTACGCGGCATCTAAACAATGCCGGAAACCGTAGTGTCACCCGCGCCAGCCGACTGCTGTGCAATTGCGCCGAAAAGCGCGCTTAGCAGTCCACGTATATTGGCAGCATCAGCCGTGTCTGCGCCCGCTGGGATATCCAAAACAAGGGTAGCCTGCGCAACCGCATACGGCTGACCGGCAAGGGGTAAAACTCCC